ACAGAATTGTAATAAATTTGTAAAAAATAATATCATGGCAAAAATAAACGGAACGTTATACCTTGTAGATATCGATGGTGTTACCGTTGGTTCTACAACTAATGCAAGTATAACAATTAACCAAGACTTACCCGAAGCAACTACCAAAGGCTCAGGCGGTTGGCGAGAAGTATTAGCGGGTTTAAGAAGTTGGGAAGGTTCATTTGAAGGACTTTATGACCCTACCGATACTTACGATGTAAAATCATTAGCTGATGAAATTGTAAACCGTTCAAGTTTTACAATTGTATTTGATAGCTCAACAGCAGGCGATGTAGATTTTACAGGTACAGCTTATTTAAGCAATGTAGAATTTAGCGCAGAAATGGAATCACCTGTTAGTTTTAGCGCATCATTTACAGGCGATGGAACATTAACAGTAGCTGATAATACATAAGAGCATGACAGGCATATTTGAGTTAAAAAAACATAAGGTTAAGGGGCAGTTTTGTTTATTAGCCTTTAGGTATTATTGCGAAGCTAAAAAGTTAGACTTAACGCAATTAGGCGATGTACTCGCAAAAGGTAATATTTTTGAGATTAGTGATTTAATCTATTATGCTTGTAAGGCATACGCAGATTTAAAAGATACTGATTTCGATTATAATAAAGCAAAGTTTACAAACTTGTTTAGTGAAATTAAGCAAGATGAACTTAGCGGAATTGTTGCCAAGTTGCAAGAAGTAGAACTATTTGGCGAAAAGTTGGGAGAAGCCCAAGCTAAAAGCCCTGAGAATAAAAAAAAATAACTTTCGGTAATTTATACCGTGAAGCATTAGAAATAGGGTTGTTGCCTGAGCAATTTTGGGCAATGACCCTTAATGAGTATTGGTGTTATGCCGAAGGTAGGTCGAAGGCTAAAGAGTTTGAATTACATAATAGCCGTTTAATAATGTGGAGTGTAATGCAGCCACATTTAAGAAAGGGTAAAAACTTGAAGCCAAGCGATATTATTGAATTGAGTTTTGATAGGCAAAAGAAGGTGTTAAAGCCTAATGTGAGTAGGCATGAGTTTATAAAGAAAGCTAATAAAATAAAAGCCCGATGGCAGAATCTACATCGCTAATAGTTCAGATAAAAGCCAACCTTAAAGAATTTGACAGGGCTTTAGACCAAGCGGTATCAAGAGCGCAAAAGGCGGCTAATGGTATGCGTGATGTTGGTAAAAGTCTATCAATTGGGCTTACATTGCCAATAGTAGCGGCAGGCGGTGCAGCTATTAAAATGGCATCTGATTTTGAAGAGTCAGCAAATAAAGTTGAAGTAGCTTTTGGCGGTGCATCTAATGTAGTAAAAGACTTTGCAAAAACAACCTTAACAAGTTTTGGTATTGCCGAAGGTAGCGCATTAGATATGGCTGCTTTGTTTGGTGATATGGCTACAAGTATGGGTATTAGCCAAGGTGCAGCGGCTAATATGTCAACGCAATTAGTAGGGCTTGCAGGTGATTTAGCATCCTTTAAAAACATACGCTTAGACGTAGCAGAAACAGCCTTAAAATCAATATTTACAGGAGAAACAGAAAGCCTTAAAAACTTAGGTATAGTAATGACCCAAGCAAACTTAGAAGCGTTTGCATTAGAACAGGGCATGACTAAAAACTTAAAGGCGATGAGCGAAGCCGAAAAGGTGCAACTTCGTTATAATTATGTTTTAAGTAAAACGGTAAACGCACAAGGTGACTTTGAGCGTACAGGTGGTGGAGCTGCTAACCAAATGCGGATATTCCAAGAAAGCCTAAAACAGTTAGGGCAAGAGTTCGGTGAAAATATATTACCATTATTTACAGGGTTAATAACTAAGGTCAATAAAGCGGTTCAAGCATTTGGCAATTTAACAGAAAGAGCGCAAAATATTATTTTAGTAGTTGCTGCATTAGCCGCAGGTATAGGTCCTCTATTATTAGGGTTAAGCGCAATGGTAAAGGGGTTTATAATGGTAAAGGGTGCTGTTTTAGCTACAAAAGGAGCTTTTGCTGCATTAAGATTAGTTGTAGTAACAAACCCGTTAATAGCTATTATAACAGCAGCCGTATTAGCTTTAGCAACCGCAGCCGTTTATTTATGGGATAATTGGAATATTGTTAGTCAGCACATGATTAACGCATTTAAAATGATTAAAAACTTTGCAATTGATTTTGTAAAAGTTACTTTAAGAAACCTTAGCACTTTTGTAGATGGTTTAATTTGGTTAGGTGAAAAAGTAGGCATACATTTTGAAAACCCTTTAAAAAGTGTATTAACCACTTTAGAAGATAGCAAAAGTGTTATAGAACCTGTAACGGGTGAGTGGGGCAGTTTAGCTGAGTCTTTTACTAATGCAGCGGTGGCGTTAGGGTTAGTAAAAGATAATGCAGAAGAAGCAACAAAGGCAGTTGAACAAGCGGGCGAAGTAGCCAAAAAAATAACAGGCGGTGCAGGTGGTGCATCAATAGCCACAATAGGGGCAGGTAGTACAGCAACTTTGGGCGGTGGTGCGCCAAGTCCTACAAGGGGAGTAGCAGAAATTGACCACGAAGCATGGAACGAATATATTAATAATGTAAAAGCGGCTGAATTAGCTACGAAATCTTTAGAAACTGTTACCAATGGCACAGCTCAAAGTATTGTAAGTTCTTTGGGCATGATAGCAGGCGAGAGTAGGGGCTTTGCATTGTTTGAAATAGCAGCTAATACTGCAATAGGTTTAGCTAAAGCAGTTCAAGCGGGAGCAGGCTTACCATTTCCTGCAAATATACCTGCTATTGGTGCAGGTACAGCAGCAGTATTAAGTGGAATAGCAAGCGCAAAGCAAGTATTAAGCAGCGCACCCGCATTTGCCAACGGTGGTATAGTTAACGGCTCATCTTTTAGCGGTGATAGGGTAATGGCACGAGTTAATAGCGGTGAGATGATATTAAACAGAAGCCAACAAGCTAACCTATTTGGAATGATTAACAGGGGTGGGGGTGGCAATGAAAGGTTAATAACTCAAATAGCAGGTAATGACCTTAGAATAGTTTTAGAACGTGCGCAAAGGACTAATAATAGATTAAGGTAAATGGCAGTAATACTAACAAGTGAATGGGATTCGCACGGTGATATTAGTTATAAAATTGAGATTGATGAAGCAAGCGGAACTCCAACATCAAATACTTTTAAAGTAGCAAGCGCACAGCTAAGATATAACCCTGAAACAGACAAACCCACAGGTCAAATTATTAGTTCTACATTAGAGTTTACTTGTTGGAATGAAGGCGGTTATTTTAATAGCACCTTTATACCTTCTTTAGTTCAATCGCAACAACAAACATATCGTGTATTATTATACAAAGACACAGGCAGCGGTTATGAATTAGAATGGTTTGGTTGGATTATTCAAGATATAACAGAAGAGCAAGAAGCATCGCAACCTTATCAATATAAAATAACTGCGGTTGATGGTCTAAGCAAATTAAAGACTTCTCAATATAATAACTCTAATAGCGATGCAGCTCAAACTACACCATTTCAAAAACTAATAATTCAATGTTTAGCAAAAAGTGGCTTACAAAGTTTGCTAACAACAAGTGACCCTTTTTTAGTTACGAGTTGCGATTATTGGGAAGATAGCATGACCTATGGCGCAACTATTGACCCTTTAAGTTTGGCTTTTGTAGATGTTAGAGTATGGAATATATTTAATGAGTATTGGGAGCGCGAATACATAACAGCATGGGAAGTATTGAGCCAAATATGTGTAACGTATGGAGCGCGATTATATTTAGCAGGTGGGGCTTATAGATTTGAGCAATATGTAGAGCGTGAAGATGCTACATTTAAGGAAGTTGCATACGCTTATAATTACACGCAACTAAGCACAACGGCAAGCGCAAATAGAGATTTTACACTTGCAACAAATACGGATATAAATAATGCAAGGGCAGCTAATAATCAATTCAATTATCTACCCGCTATAAAAAGGTGTGAGATTGATTATGAGCGATTGTTTTTAACTCGTGATTTTGGGCAGTTCAATTTTACCGATTCATCTAACGCAGCGCAAGATGTAGGCTATTTAGCTATAATAAATGATGTAGGGTTAAATGTATCAGGCGATTATACTTTTATTGCAGGAAATAATTTAAGTGTTTTATATAATTATAGAGCGATACTTTATGTAGAAATAAAAGTAGCTGCAAGCGGTGGTACTAATTATTATTGGGATGGTCAACAATGGCAAACATCAAGCAGCCAATATGAAATAATAACTAAGCCTGAAGGTGGGTTATCTATAACAGATGGTGTATATAGTGCAAGTGGTAATTTTAACATAATAACAACAGAGTTACCTGCTGATGGTGATATAACAATTAGGTGTTATTTTGACACATTGCAAAGAAAGTTATTAAGCCCTTTAAGTAGCACTTATAGTAATACAAGCGCAACTTCTGAAACATGGACAATGGCAAGCTCTGTAAGCCTTGAAGATGGCGAGTTTTATGCTGATGCAGAGATATTTTACGCAACTACAACAAACGCAAGCATAGGCGATAATGAAGTATTAAATCAAGGTAAAACTAATATCGCAGATGGTGAACTTCAAACAGGTAAAATATGGGTAAAATCAAGCGGTACAAGTGGCACTATTAGTAAGAGTGATTCATGGCGAATAGGTAATAGTGGAAGCTACCAAAGAATATTAGATTTAACAGTTGAAACAATACAAGGTTATTATCACGAACCTTTAAAATTATATGATGGTACTATTTATTGCAGTGAGAGCTTTAGCGCAAGGCTTAGTTTTAATAGTGAGTTTTACCTATTTTTAAATTGTACACAAGATTTAATTTCTAATACTTGGAATGGTAGATGGTGGCGAATAGATGCAGATTTAAGCGGTATTACATCACAAACAAAACTAATAAGGCGAAGGCAATTATTTAGCAGACCAACGGCAAATGCTAACGAAAGTGATTTACCTAATGGAAGTGTGGGCGGTGTAGAAATAACAGAAGGGGCAGCGCAAATAGATGGCGTAGTTGAGTTTGAGTTAACAAGCGGAATGATAGCATCAGGGCAAACAGGAACAACTATATTAAGTGGACAAGGTTCAGGAAGTCTAATAGATGTTACCCACGTAACTATAACACCTACAAGCGGAACAACACCTTACGCAACAGCAGGCGCACAAATATATTTCGCATCTGAAACCACAACGGTAGTAGATAGCACTAACTTATTAGATAGTATTAACAACGGTACAGCGCGAAGGTTAACAGGTAATGATGCTAAATTATGGGATAATGAAGCATTATTATTTGACATAAATGCAGATGCAACAGGTGATTATGATTTTTTGATTAAAGTATATTATAAATTGATTAGTTAAATTTGTAACAAAAGAATAATAAAATGGCGAGTCTTTCATCATATTTAGAAACTGAAATATTAGAGTGGGTAAAAGGTACAACCTTTGCCGCTGCACCTGCTACGGTGTATGTTGACCTATTAGATAGCGGTGATTCATCTATTCTAAACACTATTGCAGGTAGCGCAAACAGGCAGGCTATCACTTTTGGAACTATAACAACAGATGGCACAGGTCAAATAATGTCTAATAGCGCAGATATAACATTTACGGCTTCGGCAGTAGGTAGTGCAACAGCAGTAGCAGCAGCTATTTATGATGCTCAAACAGGTGGCAACCAATTAGCGCAACAAGATTTAGCAAGCTCAAAAGCTATTAGTAATGGCGATGAAGTTAAATTTAGTGCAAGTAATTTGACTTTTAAAATAGACTAATGCCATTAGGATTAGGATTAGGAATAACGAAATTAAAAAGCCTTGTTAGCGGGCTTCGTGTGCGTTTTCAAGGTAACGCAACTATAACGGCTGCGCTTGATGGTATATTACGAGATTTAAGTGCTGATTTTGTTAGTAATGGTACGGTTACAGCAGCTTTAGAAGCTATTAAATTATTAGATGTAGATTTTAGTGGTGATGGTACTTTAACGGCTGATTTAGCAAGCTTTGAAGGTTTATTAGACTTATACCCTAACGCAGCAGCAGCTTATTCTGTTAGACTTCTTAAAACTGATTATACAGGAGCGTTAGTTCGTATTAGAAAAGATACAGGTGGGCAACCTGAAAAAGATTTTTATCCCGATGAAAACAACGAGTTAAGTCTTAATAGTAGTGATGGTGGCACTACCTTAGGCAGTTGGATAGGGAGTAACGATGGTTACATTGTTACTTGGTATGACCAAAGCGGAAATTCTTCTAATGCCACGCAAAGTTCGGCAAGTTCGCAGCCGCAGATTTTAAGCGGTGGGGTATTGAATACGATAAATGGCAAAGCGTCAATAAATTACAACGGCACAAGTCACTTCTTAGAAAATACATCATTTAATGCGCTTGACGGCTCTTTAAATGGTTTCTTATTCGCCGTAACTACTACAGCAGATGTAACCCAAAATAACAAAAATATTGTTGAGAATACCGAATCAACAACTGCAAACGGTTATGGTATAAGATATAGCAATAATAAAGTCGGGTCAATAATATTGACGTCAACAGGAAGTATCTCCTTAAATGGTAGTGCAATAAGCAATAATGCACAATATTTATTCACACTTACCAAAAATAGCACACAAGCAACCCTTAGCACGAATCAAAATGTAGATGATACCGCCGCTAATATTGGCACAATTAACGCAGGTTCGAATACCATGAGATTGAGTAGTTTTTCAAATATATTTACGAATTATGCAGAAAATAAGCAACAAGAGATTGTCATATATGACAATGACCAAACAAGCAATGTAAATAGTATTGAAAATAATATTAACGACTTTTTCACAATATTTTAAACATGTACTACACAGGCACAAAATCACAGGTTCACTACTACATCACCAAGGTTGATGATGGTGAGCAATACAATGGTACAACATCTACATGGGCAACACCTTTGCACTCTTTTGAAAATGCCGAAAATTATGCGGTTGTTAAGCATGATAGCTATGAGCATATGGATATGACATTAACCGAAAGCTTGCCGAGCGAATTTGTAAAAACAGAATTATAATAAAATGAAGTTATCGCAACTTATAAACCTAAAAGCTCAGTTAGCAGATGAATTAAAGGATGTAGGCGTAGGTAGCGTAGGTGCTAATGTTATATATTTTAGCACACAAGATATAATAAACGGCATATTAGGTTTTTTTTTAAGCGTATGTAGTGCGATAGCTTTAACGGCTGTTTCTTTTTTTGTAAGAAAGTATTTAAAGCGAAAGTTTGGCGATTAATCTTTAATATGCGGCTATTTGTCGAATTATTGATTTTTATAGTATCACATTTAGTTTATTTTGAACTAACTATAAATAAATACCTATGCCGAAGTCACAAAAAGGCGAAATTGTATTGCAATTTGTTAAAGATTATGAAGAGCAATTACGCGAAGGGGAAGTTTCAAAGAAAGGGTTAGCAAGGTTAATTTTTAAAGACTACCCTGATTTATTCAAAGATGTCGAAGATGTAAGAGCGTTAATAAGGCAATACACAGGAGCGCAAGGTGATACATTACGGGAGCAAGTAAAAAGCGGTTATAGTTTAAAAAGTACTATTGAACACGGGCAAAAATCAAACAAATTGCCTGATAGTTTAGCGCAGGATAAAAAAGATTTTATTTTGCCAACAGGTAAAAAATACTTAGTTTTATCTGATATACATCTACCATTTCACGATGAACTAGCCCTGCAAAGTGCTTTAGATTATGGCATTGAACAAGGTTGCACCGAGTTGTATCTAAACGGCGATGTTATGGATAACTATTGGACAACTCGATTTACTACTGACCCGCGACTTATTAAAACTTTCACAATAGAAACCGAAATCAACCAAACAAAGCAATTTTTAAATTACGTTAATACTTTATTTGATAAAGTTTATTACAAGTTTGGCAATCATGAGAATAGATGGCGTTTACACCTTTGGAAAAATGCCGATAAGTTAAGCCACTTAAATACATTTGATTTAGAAAATGTTTTAGAATTGGCAACAAACAACATAACCTACATAAGCGATTCAAGAATAGCAAGGTTGGGCAAATTAACTATCATGCACGGTCACGAAATATACGGCACTTATTCACCTGTAAACCCTGCAAAAGGTATGTTTAACAAAATGCTTTGCAGTACTATGTTAGGGCATTTTCACCAAACAAGTACACACCATCAAGGCACAGGTAAAGGGGATAAAATAGGCGTTTTTAGTACAGGTTGTTTATGTACGTTAACACCTGACTATTCACCTTTGGCTTACATCAAATGGAATCACGGAGCTGCAACGGTTGAGAGCTTTGAAGATGGTACATTTCAAGTCGATAACTTTAGAATAATTAATGGTAAATGTTTATAAAATGAGATACTTACCTTACATAACAACATTTTTAGCCTATGTGTTTTTAACCATAGCTTTCATTCAAACAGATTCACCAAGATTTGTCATAATTGCAGGGTACAGCATGGTTACATTGTGGTTTCACTTCTACCTTTACATAACAAAAAAAGACGATAATGATAATAACGATTTTGGTATTTAGCTACTTTGCCGCTAAAGGTTTGCAAGATGCGATTCTAAGCACCGGTAAGGGTTTTAATTGGCGCAATAAGTATAAGCAACCGTTTATAGATATTAAGAGCTTACACCCTATTTACAGGAGCTATCATGAATTAGTAGGGGCTAAGTACAAAGAGAAGTTTTTTTTAAGTGCTTCTTTGTTGGTTAGCTTGAGCGATTGGTGGCACTTTGCAGGGCTTCTCAGGCACTCAGCACTATTATTTATATGCTTATATGCTTTTGATTATAATATGTGGTTAACAGGCTTATCTTACGCAATGGGATTAGTAGTGTTTAACTTTACTTATGTAACTTTTAAAAGTAAATTAAAATGAAAATAACCATTGAATTTGATACAGATGTAGAAGGCTACGATAACAAAGAAATGTTAAGGGCAATTCATGCAACTGATTTAGCCTTGACAGTTTGGCAATATCAAACCTACATTTGGCGAGAGTTAGAAAAAAAAGAAGTTGATTTAGAAGTGATTGAGTTAGTGCAAGAGCTATTAGAGCAACACAACGAATTGAAATTAGACATTAACGAGTTGATTGATTAGTATGTGGCAAGTAGATATTGAAGTAAACAACAAAGTAAGACAATTCTTAATACCTGCTTTAAATAGGTTTTATGCTGAGTATGAAAGCAAAAGGAGAGCCTTACAAAACAACTTAGGCGCAGAAGTAAGGGTACTGAAAACGGTTAAAATATGAAAGTAGTTTACATCTTATTGCTTGTTACCGTTTTTTTGGTTACAATACCTTTAGCCATTTTAAGCCGAATTTATGAAACATTTTACTCATTGTGTTTATTTTTAGCGAGTAAAATAGACAATTAGTCGAAAGTATATTGCAGTTCATCTAAAAAAGGCGTGTCGATTGATGCGCCTTTTTATATTTGAGTCATCAAACAAACAAAAAAATGAATACAAACATCACTATATTAAACGTAAAAGAAGATAAAAAGTATAAAGGTGCTTATGCTCGTATCTTTAAAATACTTAATGCTGATTCTATTTTTACAGAGAGATACGAAACCGAAGAAAGTATTGGTTTTAAAGATGGTAAATATTTTTTAGAGATTGAAGGTACTTTAGATTGTGGTGAGTTAGATAAGATATCTAAGATAAAAAACGTAGTAATAAATTAATTTACAATAGCAAAAACAAACAAGATGAAAAGTTACAAGCAACAAAGAGAAGAGCGTGAAGCCTTAACACCTGAGCAAAGAGAAGTTTACGACTATTGGAGTCCGTACTTTCCACACGAAAGAGCAATGAAGGAAGCAAAAGCTAAACCATTTCCTGAGATTGACACGGAAGAAAATTGGAATCCTAAATACTTGCAAGAGTTTTTAAATAACAATTAATCGAATAAAACAGCCTACTCATCGAAATAAATCAAGGTGGGTAGGCTTTACTATTATTTTTGAATCATTAAATCAAACAAAATGGAAATTTATTTAAAACACAGAAACAGAAAACAATTTATTTGTATTCAATCACACGATAAAGGCTCTGTTGAGCTTGATATTTACGCTTCAATGCGTGATTATGACATTAGTTATAATGTTTATGAAGATGAAACAACTCAGGAACGTTTAAATTGGTGTAATGCTCAAAGAGATAGTACGTGGGTAAATGGTAAATATATGGCTGTAAAAGCATGGGAAAAAAGCAACAAAGCCGAGTTTATGGAAGCGTACAAAAACGCTAAGAACACTATCAAAACTTTTGCGGACAAATTAATAATGAAGTAAGATGGATAAAATGCAATTCATAAAAGAGATATACGAGCGTTATTCTCTTATAGGCAATGAAGATATTTTTAAGCTTCAAAACCGAGATAAAAAAACAGGTGAAATAAAGATAACGCCAATAGTTACAAAAACAGGTATTCAGAAAATAACAGCCGCAGAACACTTTAAATACTCTTTTGATGTAGTATCTGTTGACCCTGAGTATTGCGCTGTTAAATGCACATTAGCAAATAAAGATGGCGAAGAATTAGCAAGCTCTTTTGGTAGTGCTGAAAAGTCAAACGTAAGAAACCCTACTAAATACTATTTAGAAATGGCTGAAAAAAGGGCAAAAGCACGAGCCGTATTAATTGCAATTGGCGCACATGGTTATTTATATTCAGAAGATGAATCAGACGATTTTAAACAGCAATAAGATGGAGTTTGAAAGTTGGTGGAGTGAAGAACAAGAAGAAGCGCAATACGGTGAGCAAGAGCAAACCGAAAACCTAAGAGATTATTGCTATTCTCTTGTTGATAATAGTCAAATATCTAAGTTTGGTCAAATAAGGGTTATTAAGCTTTTTAATCAAATAGCAGATGCAGACATAAACCAACTGCATAAAATTAAACAAGAGCTATTAGATAGCCAAATAGACCCAATACACGAAAGGGGCAGTTTTAGCAACAAAGAATACAATAAGAAATATGGCAGAAGTTAAAGACATAGTAAAAGCTTATGAGCAATTAGATACAAGTGAGCCAATAAACTTACCTAAGTTACTCAACTTAAAAAAGGAACTATCCATAGCGGTTTTTAATTTAAGTTTGAAATGTGGTGCTTTTGGCAAAAGTTTTTATTCTACTGAGCAAGAGCGCAAAGTATCATTTCACAAAGAGAAATTAAAAGCGATTGAAAGCGGTGAGAGTGCTGCAAAGAGTGAAAGTATAGCAGAAAGTAAGATAGGAGAGTTAAGAGCAAATGAAGCACTAAACGAAGCAACTTATAGGGGTTTAAAAGAAGTAATTAATTCTTGCACTCATATACTTGCAACAATGAGCAAAGAGATTGACAATTTAAACGCAATAAAATGAAGTTAGATATTTTAAGCTTTAACCATAAGCGAAACCTATTTCCTTTTAAAATAATTTACCCCGATGGCAGGGTAAGGGGCTTTGAAACTTACGAAAACATGGAATTTTATTTTAACAATTTCACCAAAAAGAAGTATGGCAAAATCAAACTATAAAGCCGCATGGTTTGCGCTTATAAGAATTTCGATTTTAAGCCTTTTAATTACTCTTTGCATAGGTTTATACTTTGAATACAAATTGAGCGCGTTAGAGCGAAGCATAAAGCGTATTAAAACGATTGAAGTGGAGAAGCATATACCTACACCACAACCAACAATAATTAACCCGAATGATTGAACTATTAACCGAGCGTAAAAAGAACGAACTACTCACCGATTTGGTAAGCCGTTACGAAGAGCGAATAGAGATGCTTTTAACAGAGTTAGAAAACTGTAAAAACGGCAAGATAGATAACAAGAGAATAAACGAAATTTTAAAAAATTACAAATGATAAGTTTTATGTTAATCATGGCAGCTTTAATAGTTGCATTTACACAGGCTTTTGATATGTTGTGTTGCAAGATAGAAGCACGATTAAGAAAAAAGCACCGAATTAATCAAGTAAAAATAGCTCGCGAAAACATGAAGAAAAACAGACTTGTAGCGAGTTATAAAAACAGTCACGAAATAAATTCAACAATATGAAAATGGAACTAATAGACCAACTTATTGAAAGTGAACTAAAAGAAGTTGACGAAAAATGGACTAACTATCATTCTAACCACGAAGCTTACGCGGTTATACTTGAAGAGTTTGAAGAGCTAAAAGATGAACTGCAAGGTATTGAAAGTAGTTTAAGCAACTTTTGGAATCAAACTAAAAGAAACAATGAGCAAAACTTAGAGCATTGCATTGAGTGGATATTAACACACTCAGAAAACGCAATAAAAGAAGCTGTGCAACTTTATGTAACAGCACTTAGAGCAGAACGATTAATTAATAAAAACAATAAATAAAATGAGCGCAGTAGTATCGTTTTCAATCGACGTAACAAAGATTGACAAAAGCAAAATTAAAGATGGTAAATGGTTGAACCTTACATTAGGTATTGAAGACCAAACAAACCAATGGGGGCAAAATGCAAGCTGCTACCATGCACAAACCAAAGAAGAGCGCGATGCAAAAGTTAATCGCCAATACTTAGGGAATGGGAAAGTAGTTTGGAATAATGGCAACATTAACAACGCAGAGCAACAAGGCACAACGCAAGCTCCACAAGTTGAAGGTGATTCTTTACCATTTTAATTCATCGAAGCAATAGCCCTATTCATCGAAATAAATGTTTAGGGCTTTTTTATGCAATTACTTTTGAACAAATCAAAAACAGATTAAAATAATGCAAGAAATGAACTATCAAGAGTTCTTAGAAAGTAAAATCAAACGCTTAGAAGATAGCGGATTCGAAGTTGATGAATCACAACTCAATAACTATCTTTTTGATTTTCAACGCTACATAGTAAAACGAGCTTTAAAACAAGGTAGGTTTGCCATATTCGCAGATTGTGGTTTAGGTAAAACCTTAATGCAGTTAGAATGGGCTTATCAAGTAGCAAAGCACACAAATAAGCGTGTTTTAATACTTGCACCTTTAGCGGTTAAAGGGCAGACAATGCAAGAATCTATTAAGTTTAAAGTTAACACTACTTTAATAGATATCACCAACTATGAGCAATTAGAGAAAATAGACGTATCAAAATATAGTGGCGTGGTACTTGATGAAAGTAGCATATTAAAGAACTTTACAGGTAAAACAAAAGAGCTAATTATTGATACATTTAAGCACACTCAATATAAATTAGCTTGCACTGCTACACCTTCACCAAATGACCCTATGGAGTTGGGTAATCATTGCGAGTTTTTAGATGTTATGGGGCGCAATGAAATGTTATCTATGTACTTTGTTCATGATGGTGGCGAAACTGCTAAATGGCGTTTAAAAGGTCACGCAGTTAATGAGTTTTATGAGTTTATAGGCAAATGGTCTATAATGCTTTCTAAGCCTTCTGATATTGGGTTTAAGGCTGAAGGATACCAACTACCTGAACTTAACTTAATAGAGCGCACTATAACCACTAAAAAACGTGATAATGGTTTATTATTTAATGATACAGCTATAAGTGCAACTAACTTTAACCAAGAATTAAGACTAACTAAAATACCAAGAATTGAAAAGGTAGCGGAATTGGTTAATAATTCAGATGAAAACTTTATAATTTGGATTAAGCAAAATGAAGAAGAAGAATTAGTTAAAAAATTAATACCTGATGCAGTTGCGGTTCGTGGTTCTGATAGCCCTGAGTATAAAGAAAAGAAGCTATTAGGGTTTGCAAATAATGAGTTTAGAGTATTAGTTACTAAAACTAAAATAGCTCAATTTGGGCTTAACTATCAAAATTGTAGAAATCAAATATTTGCAAGTTTAGATTTTAGTTTTGAAGGGCTTTATCAAGCTATTAGACGTTCTTATAGATTTGGGCAAAAACAAGAAGTAAATATCTACATTGTTACAACTGATACAATGAAAAACGTAATTCAAAACATTAACAGAAAACAAAAACAATTTGAAGAAATGCAAAAGAAAATGAGAGAAACTATTAACCATGATTTATTAGAAAGATTTAGCATTGAATTAGTTAAATCTGATGAAGTTGTTAAAAATGAATGGTACGAAATAAGGCGCGGGGATTGCGTACAAGAGATTAAAACCGTAAAAGATGAAAGTGTAGGTTTTAGCGTGTTTAGTCCACCATTTGCCGAGCTTTACACATATTCAAACCATGTAGAAGATATGGGTAATAGCAAAGATTATAAAGAGTTTTTAATTCAGTTTGGTTTTTTAGTTAAGGAACTTTTTAGAGTTATTAAGGAAGGTAGGAATGTAGCTGTTCATTGCATGGATTTGCCGATTCAGAAAGGTAAGGAAGGTTACATAGGACTTAGAGACTTTAGCGGGATGATTAAAGATGCTTTTGAAAGCGAAGGCTTTATTTATCATTCAAGGGTTACTATTTGGAAAGACCCTGTTATTGAGATGCAAAGAACAAAAGCATTGGGGTTACTTCATAAGCAAATCAAAAAAGATAGTACAATGTCAAGAGTTGGAATACCTGACTATGTAATGATTTTTAGAAAAGATGGCGAAAGATTAGACCCTGTTAAAAATAACGAGCTACCTGTTGATTTATGGCAAAAGTACGCTTCACCTGTTTGGAATGATATTAATTATTCTGACACGTTGCAAGGGTTTAGAAATGCAAGAGATGAAAAAGACGAAAAGCATATTTGCCCTTTGCAGTTGCCTACAATCGAAAGGTTAATACACCTATACACAAATAAAGGCGATACAGTTTTAACGCCATTTATGGGCATTGGTAGCGAAGTTTATCAAGCTGTTAAAATGGATAGAAAGGCGATAGGTTTTGAGCTTAAAAAGAGCTATTTCGATTTAGCTAAAAATAACTGCAATGCAGCCATTGAAAGTAAGCAACAAATCACATTATTCTAATGCAAGTAACCACCAATATAGCGCGAATAATGCAAACAAGCAAAGGCGAAAGCATTATTGAAAGAATGATTATTAAACGCTATCAAATGGGCTATTCTCAGTTTGATGTAGCGGACGATATAGGAGTTAATACAGCCACCCTTTCACGTTGGGAAAGTGGTCACTCAGAGCCGAGAATTAGCGAGTTTTTAAAGTGGTGTCAATGTTTACAGATGCCGTTTGAATTTAAACCAAAAGAAGTATGACCGACTTAACCAAAGAAATACGACTTTTAAACCAAAGATTAAAAGAATTAAGAATGCACGAGTTGCTAAGACGAATACTACAAAACCATTGCGTTAATTTAAAGACTAAATACCAATTTGAGTATAAGCAAATACACAGCGGAAAGATTAAGCTAAAGGCTTTAAAAAACGGTGGTATGCAATATTATTGGTACTTAGAGAAAGAGCGTGGAGTGCTGAAAATAGCACACGGCAATAGTGAAAAACAGCTAAGGGAATTTTTTAACTTTTATCAAAATCAATTTAATACTAAGTAAAATGACACAAAAAGAAAGATTAAAAGCATGGTTGGAAGAATACCCAATTCAACCTTTAGAAGCGTGGAAACATTTAGGCATTTACCGACTTGCAGCGGTTGTTCACTTATTGCGTGAAGATGGTTTAAACATTAAAACCGAAATGATAAATGTAAAAAACCAATTTAACGAAGATGTAAAAGTTGCTCAATACACTTTGGAAGAATTAACCGAAAGTAAAGAGCAATTCATCGAAAAATAGTATCTTTGATACATGAACGTCACCACCGTTATACATTTGAATTTTATTTTTGTAATCAATAAAAAAAGCCCTGCTAAAATCTATTGTGGTGATGGTCATTGCGGGGCTTTTTATTTTAAATCCATCACCAATGAACGAAGGCTTTATATTTTTACATCGTAAACTTTTAGAATGGGAGTGGTACTCTGATTTAAAAGTGACACGTTTATTTATTCACTTACTTTTAAAAGCTAATCACAAGCCGAATAAATGGCAGGGAATTGAAGTGCAAAGGGGTGAACATATCACATCATTTGCAAAACTTAGCCACGATACTAAACTTTCAGTTAAAGAAATTAGAACTGCAATTTCTAAACTTAAAAGGACAAACGAAGTAATCACAAAAAGCACAAGCCAAAATACTATAATTCAATTAGTTAATTACGATAAATATCAATCAAAGGCAAGCGAAGGGCAAGCAGAAGGGCAAGCGAAAGGCAAACGAAGGGCAAACGAAGGGCAACAAACAATAATGATTAATAAAGAAAATAATGAAAATACATCTTATGAAAGCAGCAAATCGGTTAACGATTTAATTGAGAATGATGCAATTTCTTTTAATCTTGATTTTACGAAGGATAAATTTAAAACTGAGCAAGCTAATAAAGCGTGGGTAGATTGGCTTGAATACAGATACCAAGAAGGCGAACCTGTCAACCGTAAAAGGCAGCCTTACGTAAAAAAAGAACTTGCTAAACTCGCTACAATAAATGGGCAACTAAATGAAACAGTTTTAATTGAGATAGTAAAAAAGTGCATTGCTATGGGATGGAAAAACTTGCAATTAACCGATGAAATGGAAGCTAAATTAAAGAAATGGCAAGCAGCGTAAAAATAATCGATAGTTGGCAACAGGTAGGCATAGTGCCACGTTCTAACAACTTTAGAAGCACCTGCCCTAATTGCTCAGAAAGCCGAAAAAACAAAAAACAAAAGTGTTTATCTATACACGGCAACGTAGGACATTGCCATAATTGCAAAACAAGCTACATTATAAGCGATTCAGACCGTTCAAAAGACTATGCAAAGGTAAGTATAGACAACAGCCGATTTGGAGACCGTACAGCGCAATATTTAGAAGGTCGTGGAATATCAAGAGACACAGCAGTTTTATACGGTTGCTATGAAACCGACAAAGGGTGGTTAGGCTTTCCACAATACTACTTAGGCAAGATTGTAAACGTAAAGGCGCGAAACATTGAAAAGAAAGACTTTAGGCTTATTCCAAATGCAATGCTATCTTTTTTCGGCTTTAATCTTATTGATGGCAGCGAAACAGATATTTATATTACAGAAGGTGAAATAGATGCACTTACGATAAAAGAAGCAACAGGGCAAGCAGCTTTAAGCATACCAAATGGAGCAAAAAACATAGGATTTCTTGATGATGTTTGGGATATGATTAAACACGCTGAGAACTTTCATATTTTCGGTGATGCTGATGCCGATGGTGTAGAGTTTAGAGATGAAATTAGCAAGCGGTTAGGGCGTGATAAATGCTACTATTACGAATACCCTGAAGATTGCAAAGATGTAAACGATGTACTTTTAAAGCATGGCAAAGAAAAAGTACAAGAGATATTAAGCACACCTTCACAATATCCAATAAGGGGCATCTTAGACACAAGCCATTTAATTGAAGATGTTTACAAGCAATTCTTAAACGGCTACCCTGAAACATACAAAACAGGGCATGAAAATTTTGATAAACATTTTAGCACGGCAAAAGGGCAAGTTACAACGGTTACAGGAGTGCCCGGTCATGGAAAGTCTGAATTTATAGATGAAATTGTTTACAGGCTCTTTTGTAAATACAATTTAACAACGTTTTACATAAGTTCAGAAAAACCACCTAAAGACCATTACAGGCAAGTAATTGAAAAGGTAGCTAAAAAGAAAATGCACACTTTTAAAGGTGAGCAATTAATGAATGAAAACGAGTTTCAAGATTCCTACAAAAAAACAAATGGATACTTTTTCTTTTATGACCCTGTACAAATGGAAGCTAAGATTGATGATATTATTGAAGCAGCTAAACAAATACAAAGGCGATACGGATTAGATGTAGTTGTTATTGACCCTTGGAATTGTTTGGAAGATGTAAGACCTTCAAATGTTAGCGAAACCGAATGGGTTAGCCAAGTTTACGCTAAATTAACAAAGTTTGCCAAGCTTAGAGATTTGCACATTTTTTTAATTGCCCACCCTAAAAAGATGCAGACAAAAGAAGGTCAGCCCGATGTGCCCACGTTGTACGATATAAGCGGTTCAGCGCATTTTTACAATAAGACAGATAATGGAATTACTGTTTATAGAAATGCAGGCGATGGAGTGGAAATATTCATACAAAAAATACGCTTTCAAGAATACGTAGGTAAGCCAAGTTTTAAGCCTTGTGTTTTTGTTTATGAACGCAATACAAGAGTTTATAAGGAGAACGAAGTGTTAACAAATACAGACTTTGAATTTTGAAATGCCCCGCGATAATATGGGTATTTGACACTAAAACAGGCGAGTATGTTTGTTGGATATGTAAAGCACGGTTTAAAAATATGAAGGCAAGTGGCTCACCATTTGAAAAAGATTTAAAGAAATACTGCAATTCATCGAAGGTTTAAGGTAGTTTATCGAAATAAGATAAAACTGTATAACAATCGTTTTACTTTTACATCATCAAACAAAAACACAATAAAATGAAATCTGTAATAGTGAAATTAGTAAGATGCAACAAAGAGTTTTCAGAAGAAAATGGGTTGATGAATTTGTGTCATACTTTAGATTCAATTAAACATCCTTATCAGGTATTCAAAAATGGCGAAAGATTAAGCTACAATTGCTATCCTTCTACTAATAAAGATGGTGAAGTAGTTGTTGAATTTTCAGGTGAATCATTTGTTTTTGAAGACGAGAAATTAATTTGTTAATCTATGAATTGGAACAATAGATTTAAAGCAATGAAGTCAAGGTTAGGATTGACTAACTCCAACATTGCTAATATAACAGGTAATAGTGCTGATTCTGTTAAATCGGTTACTCAACCAAATAAAGAAATACTGCAATTCATCGAAGGTTTAAGGTAGTTTATCGAAATAAGATAAAGCTGTATAACAATTAACAAAAACATTGAATTTAAAAAATTAAAATGAAGATACTTAATTTATACGCTGGAATAGGTGGAAACCGTAAATTGTGGGGCGATAAACACGAAATAACAGCAGTTGAATTTGATGAGAAAATAGCAGAAAAATATCAAGAGCTTTATCCTAACGACAAAGTAATAGTAGCGGATGCTCACGAGTACCTTTTAAAACATTATACAGAGTTTGAAGATGGGTTTGTGTGGTCGTCTCCGCCCTGCCAAACCCACAGCAAAGCAAACTATTTTATTAACTATATTACGGAAAGCAGATACCCTAAAATGGAATTATGGCAAGAGATAATATTTTTAAAAACATTTTGCAAGGGTAAATTTTGCGTTGAAAATGTAAAAGCATATTATGAGCATTTTATACATCCAACAGCAGTAATAGGTAGGCATTATTTGTGGGCAAATTTTAAAATTCCACCAATAGAACAGCCAAAAGGTGAAGTTGGCACAATGATGAAGCAATACGCAGGAACGCATAAACACGCACATAGTAAACCATTAACGGAAAGGAATATGGTAAACGCTAATTTAGGATTACATATATTAGAAAGAGCTCAAGGTATAATTAAATCAAATGTAATTAAACAAGGTAGTTTATTTTAATTGCCCATAACAGATAATATCCAATGATTGCCCTTTTTAGTAACTTTGAACTATGATTAATGCAGTATTAACCCGAATAGACAAGGCTGAAACGCAAACTTTAGGGAAGCTTGATATTTTTGATGGTGATGAGTTAATTTATAGCTGTAAAACTTTAGAATTAGAAGTAGATAAAAACCAAGTGCGCGATGATGCTATACCTAATGGCGAATATCAAGTAGTGCCACGATGGAGCGAAAAGTACAAAAACCATTTTCATATCACCAACGTACCTAATCGAAGCTACATCTTAATTCATGCTGCAAACTATTCAAGGCAACTATTAGGTTGCATTGCTGTTGGTCGTGAGCATATTGATATTGATGGTGATGGGTTAAAAGATGTTACTTCGAGTAAGGCAACTATGCAAGACCTTAACGAGCTAATCAAAGTGCCATTTAAATTGGTGATTATATGAGTAAAGTAGCGGAATTTATAGGTAAAATAGCAAGCTCAGGGGCTACAAATGTGCTTGATAGTGTTGCAAATAATATTGACCAATTCGTTGAAACGAAAGACGAAAAGCGCGAAGCCTTACAAGCCCTTGCAGTTGCTCAGATAGAACTTAATAAACAAGAAGCAAAGCATAGAAATGTATTTGTTTCGGGGTGGAGACCATTTGTAGGTTGGATATGTGCAATAGCCTTAGCGTATAACTTCATTGTGCGCGATTTAATGGCGTGGATAATACTCAACACAGGCGAAGCTATTACATTACCGCCTGCGTTAGCTATGGAGCATTTAATGACAATTCTTTTAGGTATGTTAGGCTTAGGTGGTTTAAGAACTTATGAAAAGCAAAAGAAGCTCACAAAATAGCATTAGCATAGAGTGGAAAAGCCCTTACTACTACATCTTTGAAAAAATAGACAACTACAAAAAGCCTAAAGAGTTGTGGAAATCAAAAAACCTTAATGAGATTAACTATAAATTTAAGCAGTTCATCCAAACAAAGGTTTAGTTCATCGAAATAAGTGTTGTACTTTGGTAAGTGGTTATATATTTACACCATCAAACAAACAAAGATGAACACTTTTAACATGGAAAATTTAACTTTTGAGCTTACATGGATAAGCAACGGTCACAACTACTCTCAAGACTTTGAAACTTTTGAAATGGCTTATAATGAGTATAAAAAAATGGTGCAACTAAATGTAAGCCTTAAAGTTTATACAGAAAAGCATAAAAATTGGGATTATCAAGTATGCAGCGGCAATAAAGAAGATTATGTGATGTATGTGGCTAAAGATGCTAAGAATTGCAAATCAGGCGCATGGGGTACTGTTGGCAGATTTGTAAGTATGCTAAACGGTAGAAATTATCTTTAAGTAATTAATTAACCCTTTAAATAACCTTTTAAACCTTTAATCTCGCAAGCGCAACACCTTTTAGAAGAAGTCCGAAAGGTGGTTTTTAAAACCTATGACTAAACAAGAAGCTATAACCTTTTGCAGAGCGAATACAATGCGACAAACAAGCGTGTTAGGATATGCTCAGATAAATTGCCCTTTGGCTTATGCTGAATACTTTAAAAGGCGTAACCCTTTTAAATCATTGCACGAATACTTTAATATGATTTGGAGTTATGAAACTAAATACTACTACGATTTAAAACAGTGTTTTTTTTATAGGGAAGAACAACTTATAAGAGAAAACAAGAAGTTAGCGCAAAAATATGATAATGTCAAGTGATTAGTACGTTTTCATCATATGTTTTGTTTGTGCCCTGTATGTCGATGATGTGCAGGGCTTTTTTTTTATTTTGTTACCTTTGAATTAATTAATTAATCTATATTAATTCTAAATAGTGCCCGACGGTCGAAGAAATAACGGTGGACATTCCACAAAAGGTAAAGCAGGGCGAAAGCCTAAAACCGACGAAGAAAAGAAACTTGAGTTAATAAGCGCGTCTATACCGACAAGCGAAATAATAGAACTATGTGCTAAACAAGCAAGAAAGGGCAACATGAAAGCTATTGAGTTATTGCTTTATTATGTAATAGGCAAACCAAAAGAGCAAAAAAGCCTTGACGTTAATTTCTTAGACGTTAAACCTATTGAGTGGGTAGATGAAGCTTAATAAAAAGTTTCAGCCGCTTTGGCGTAATGATACGCGTTACTTTATTGTAACCGGTGGTAGGGGTTCGGGCAAGTCTTATGCAGTAGGTACTTTTATTGAGAACCTATTATTTCAGCAAGGTCACAAAGTGTTATTTACACGTTATACATTAACGGCAGCAAGTAAATCTATTATACCTGAGTTTGTAGAGAAAATAGATGTGCAAGGGCATAATAATGTTTTTGATGTTACTAATAACTCTATAAAAAATATTGCAAGCGGTTCTGAGATTATATTTAGTGGAATCAAAACAAGTAGCGGAAATCAGACAGCTAACCTTAAATCTTTGCAAGGGGTTACCACTTGGGTATTAGATGAAGCTGAAGAGTTAGACAGCCCCGAAGTATTTGATAAGATTGATTTAAGCGTTAGAGAAAAAAACATACAAAATAGGGTTATTCTAATACTTAACCCTGCGCTTCGTGAACATTGGATTTACAAGCGGTTCTTTTTAGATGCTAATGTAGATGAAAACTTCAACGGTGTTAAAGGCGATGTAACCTATATCCATTCAACATATTTAGATAACAAAACTAACCTACACGAAAGCTTTATTAAACGTGCTGAACAAATGAAGGCGCACGATTATCAACTCTATGTTCATGTAATGTTAGGGAGTTGGTTAGACACGCTTACAGGTCGGTTATACAGTAACCTGCAAGAGTATCAAGACTTACCACAAGGCGAAGCGGTTATGTATTGCGATACAGCCGACACAGGCGAAGATTATCTTTGTGCAATAACAGCGGTTAAAACTAATACAAGCCTTTATATTACTGATGTGGTTTACACTAAAGAGCCACAAGAAATAACAGAAAGTTTAGTAGCTCAATTAATAATAAACAACAAAGTAAACAGGGCTATTATAGAAAGTAATAACGGTGGGCGTGGCTTTGCGCGTAGTGTGCAGCGTGTTTTAACCGATGTTAATTGGCGTAAAACTAATATAACCACTTATCACCAAAGCGCAAATAAGAATACTCGTATAGTAACCAACTCTTCAAACGTGTCGTTAAATTGTTATTTTTGTAAAGATTTGAACAATGAATTTATGTTAGCTTTACGCACGTACACTCGTGAAGGCAAAAATAAACATGATGATGCACCCGATGCACTAACAGGATTAGTAGAGCATTTTTTAGATAATAATGACTTTTTTATAATATGAATTGGCTACAAAAACAAGCTCTAAATTTATTAGGGTTAAACATCAAAAATGACGTTGCTTTAGATAAGCAGTTTTATGATACCCTTTACCAATGGAGAGCTAAAAATAGCCCTGTGCCATTACCTGATAGCTATGAGAGTTATGTAAAAAATGGCTATAATAAAAACATCTTTGTGTATTCTTGCGTAAAATATATTAGTTCTAAGGCTGCTAATATTCCGTGGAAGTTGTGCAGATATGATAAAGATGGCAATGAAGAAAAGGTAACTGATAGCCCTTTATTAGAATTGTTAGAACAGCCTAACAATTTACAGGATTGGACAGACTTCGTAGAGCAAAGCATTGGCTATTATTTAATAACAGGTAACACTTACAATTACAAAGTAACTTTAGAGAATGGATTAAACAAAGGGCTAACTAAGGAGCTTTATGTGCTACCTTCTCAATACATAGAGATTCAAAGCGGAAGCGGTGCAACTGAGCCAATAAAAAGCTATGACTTAACCCTTAGCCCTGCAACGGTTGTGGCTAAGTATAGCCCCGATGAAATAATACACGTAAAGCAACCTAATTATGAGTGGGTTAATGGTGAAACTTTATACGGACAAAGCCCACTTAAAGCGGGTTTAATGGCACTTAATGCGAGTAATGCAAACCTAAACGCTATTACAAACCAAAATCAAAACATGGGCGCATTAGGGATATTAAGCCCTGAGAACATGGGCAACCTAACAGAGCAACAAGCGCGAACCCTTGAAAATAAGATTAGGCAAAAAGTAATGGGTTCTAATAACGCAGGTAAAATAGCCTACTCTAACATGGCGTTAAAATGGCAGCAATTAGGCTTAGATGCTCGAAGTATGCAGCTAATAGAGCAACACGATTTAAGCCGTAATGATATTTGTATGTTGTACAACTTACCGAGCCAACTATTTAACGATGACAAAAGCAGCACTTATAACAACGTAAACGAAGCTAAAAAGAGTGCTTATACAGACGCGATACTACCTGCACTTAATAAGTACATAGCCGAGATAAACAGGCGAGTAGTTCAACCTTATGACAATACCCTATACTTTAAAGCTGACACATCAAACATTCAAGTATTGCAAGTAGATAGGGCAAAGCAAGTTGAATGGCTTAGTAAGGCTTATTGGTTGTCTAATCAAGAAAAGCAGGCAATAATGGAAGTAGATGTAGACGAAACATTTCCAAAGTACACTATACCGAGTAACCTATTGCCTTTTGATGATGGGTTTGATAGTGAAGATATTAATAAGCGTTATCCTGATTATTAAGCAATTCATCGAAGCGTTGGCGTAGTTCGTCTAAAATAGTTTAGTAGTTTGGTTTGGTGTAATACATTTGAATCATCAAACAAACAAAAAAACAAAAAGATGAAAAAAGTTTACATTTACACATTCGCAGGAAATTTTGGACATACACTAATGAAAATTGTACAATACAAAGAAGATGGTACATTAGATTGGGGCAAAGCAGAAACTAAAGGTACAAGCGGGTATAAAAAAACAATTAAACAGTATGAAGATTGGGGCTACGAAGTTGAATTTAAGGATAGAAAAGAAACTAAGAAAGTAAATTTAGGCTTAATGAGTTATTCATCAAAAATGGATAGTTTAAGATAATAAACTTTTTTCTTCATAGCTACCTAAGCCCCTACTATAACAGGTGGGGCTTTTTTAATTAACTTTGCATCATGCCCAACCTAAAAACAAAGCAAGAGTTAAGCGGTAGAGAGTTTGACGATAAACGCCAAAGAGATGAGCGCACATGGGTAAGGTCAATAAAAAGCCTATTCGCACAACAAAAGCGAAGCCTATTAAATGCCGTTAAAGAAAGCTCTTCACCTATAAGCATACTTGACGAGATACCAAAGTACATCAATACAAGCGATACACGAAAGCTATACAAAGAACTTTATACTAAGCAAGGGCAGAAATATTACAACGGCACTATAAGAGCGTTACAAAAAAATAGCCCTTATAGATTCAATCTAAAAGAAATAGTAAACGAAGATGATTTGTATTGGTTGCAAATGTCTGAATTTGTAGATAACGAAGTTGCAAGCCGAATAATAAGCGTAACAGATACAAGCCAAGAAGTAGCAAGAAAAGCGATTAATGAAGCTGTTACAACAGGGGTAAACGAAGGGCAAAGCATACCACAAATAAAGGCAGCTATAAACGCAAGTGTTAACCAAGAATGGCGAATAATGACAGCCTTTAGACCTGAACTAATAGCACGTACAGAAAGCCTTACAATGGCTAACTATGCAAGCTTTATAGGGGCTGAAAGTTTAGGCGAAGAGTTGGATAAGGTTTGGTTATCTTTTATTGATGGTAGAACAAGAACAGCGCACAGGAACGAGCCTGAAGGCGTAGGCGGTCAAGTAGCACCTATGCAAGGGGCTTTTATCGTAGATGGTGAGCAAATGAGATACCCGGGCGATACTTGGGGGAGTGCAAAGAATGTTTGCAACTGCAGATGCACCCTTATCTATCAAACAAAGGACGAAAGGAACTATTAATCGAAGCAATTAAGCAGTTCATCGAAATCATTGCTAAGGTGTGGAATGTTGTTTTACTTTTGATTTATCAAACAAACAAAAAGATGAAAAAAGCACAACTTAACGACATCGCAGAAACAGCAAAGTTTTACATGAATGAAATAACTTACCTTACTTCAACGCATGAAAATGAAAAAATGCAAGGAAGAAAATTTACTTCTAAACTATGCATTTTGGCTGAAACACTTGAGATACACGATTATAGACAGTCTTTTATTGATTTGTGTTGGAGTGCTGTTACTTGTGGGCTAACTAAATTTAAGTAGAATTACCAATATGAGTAAAACATTCGCATTAATAGGGGCAGGTGGTTACATCGCCCCTAAACACATTGAAGCTATTAAGGCTAACGGCTGCGAGTTAATAGAGATAGTAGATGTAAACGATTCAGTAGGGATAATAGACCGATATTTTCCTAACTGTAAATACTCTACTAAGCTAACAACTAAGCCCGACTACGTAAGTATTTGCACTCCTAACTTTCTACACTACGACCACATAAAAGAAGCTATTTCTAAAGGTTGTAATGTTATATGTGAGAAGCCTGTGGTTTTGCGCTCGCACCAAATAGACCAACTAAAAGCCTTAGCCGACTTAAAAGGGGTTAGCATTAATTGTATTTTGCAGCTTAGGCTTCACCCGATGATAGAAGAAATTAAAAAGGCTATGGATAACCAAAGTAACATAGTTGATTTAACATATTTAACTCCGCGTGGTGATTGGTACGCTAAAAGTTGGAAGGGTGATGTAAATAAAAGCGGGGGCTTATTGTTTAACATTGGTATTCATCTATTCGACCTGCTTATTGATTTATTTGGAGATGTGTTAGAATACAAAAATTATAAAAAAAAGGATATAAAACAAGGTAAACTATTAATGCAAGATGCAGTAGTATTCTATCAATTAAGCACATCATTTACATACACGAAAGAGCCACTTAGAGAGCTTATAATTAACGGCAATAACTTCGACCTTGCTAAAGGCTTTACAGACTTACACAACCTAAGCTATGAGCGAATATTAGAAGGCAAGGGCTTTGATATTACAGAAGCAAAAAAGAGTATTGAACTAATAGAAAGCATAAATAAATGAGCAAAGAAATCTATCCGCTAAAACAGCTACCTTTTTTTTACATTACAACAAATGAGCTATTTGACAGGTTGGATGCCATATGTGTAAAGCATAACATTAAATCGGATATACTTAAAGTCTACGCTGAGAATAATGAATGCTTTGGCTTTGTTGTGCAAGATAAAACGTATTGTGCAAACTATAAATTAACAGAATTAGTTAATATTGCTCTTCCATAGTATTTCCATTTTACTTTGTTTGTTTTGATGTAGCCCTGTTTAACGACAGGGCTTTTTAATTCATCGAAGATTTGGTTTAGTTTATCGAAATGATTGAGTTTGTAGTGGTAAGGCGTTTTATATTTGAATCATCAAAAACAAACAAAGATGAACACTTTTAACAACGCACTTAACACAATCGCAAGCCAAGGCTTTAACGCTAATCAAACTTTAAACATTGCTAAAAGAATAAATAAACATATTGCTTACTGCATGGATAACAATCAAGACTATGACGAAACAATATTTTTTATTGAGCAAGACTTTACTTTTGATAAGCTTACTTTAGAAAGCATTGTTTGTGATTTAATTATTGCAGAACCTA